ATGGCTGCGATGATCGCCGGGGGTGCCGTTGCCAGGCCTCCGGCGCCAGCTCCGGTTTCCACGGCTATTGCTTCCGGAAGTCTGGCGGATAACGGTTCGGTTCGGCCGACCGGGGCGGGCTCCATTCCGCAAGGGGACGGGGGAGCGCAGCCCAACGGTTTCGCGGACTGGCTGGCAGCGGCGGGAGATCTTTCGCCGGTGCTTCTCGCGCGGCTGACGTCCGACTGGCGGCTGACGGGGCGGCCCGAGCAGCGACCGCCGCCCGGCGACTGGCGGGTGTGGCTGCTGATGGGCGGCCGCGGCTCCGGCAAGACGCGGGCGGGATCGCACTGGGTGCATGATCTCGCGACCGCGCCCGGCGCCCGGCCGGGCCTGCGGATCGCGCTGGTGGCGGAAACGCTGGGGGATGCGCGCGAGGTGATGATCGACGGTGTCTCCGGCATCTGCCGGGTGGCGACGCGGCACCGGCCGGACTTCGAGGTCTCGCGCCGCCGGCTGGTCTGGCCGAACGGGACGATCGCCCAGATTTTTTCCTCGGAGGACCCCGAAAGCCTGCGCGGACCGCAATTCGACTATGCCTGGTGCGACGAGCTGGGGAAATGGAAACATGCGCAGGCGACCTTCGACATGCTGCAGTTCGCGCTGCGGCTGGGCGCAGACCCGCGCATTCTGGTGACGACGACGCCGCGGCCGATCCCGATCCTGAAGGCGCTGGCCGCAGACCCGGCGACGGTGCTGCGCCGGATCCGCACCATGGACAATGCCGGCAATCTGGCGCCGGGTTTCCTGAAGGCGATGGACGGCCGCTATGGCGGCACGCGGCTCGGGCGGCAGGAACTCGACGGCGAGATGATCGCCGACCGGGAGGATGCGCTCTGGAACCGGGCGGCGATCGAGGCGCTGACCTTGCGTGATACGGGGCCGCTCGGCCGCATCGTCGTGGCGGTCGATCCGCCGGCGGGCTCGGGTGCCGACAGCTGCTGCGGCATTGTGGTGGCCGGCATCGACGGGCGGGGACGGGCGGTGGTGCTGGCGGATTGCTCGGTGGAGGGCGCAAGCCCCGCCGGCTGGGCGGCGGCCGTGGTCCGCGCCTTCCGCCGCTTCGACGCCGACCGTGTTGTTGCCGAAATCAACCAGGGCGGCGACATGGTGGCGGCGGTCCTGCGCGGCATCGACGCGCGCCTGCCGATCACCAACGTTCGGGCGAGCCGCGGCAAGTGGCTGCGTGCCGAGCCGGTGGCGGCTCTGTACGAGCAGGGTCGCGTGGTGCATGCGGGGGCGTTTCCGGCGCTGGAGGACCAGATGTGCGACTTCGGTGCGGACGGGCTCTCTTCGGGACGCTCGCCGGACCGGCTGGATGCGCTGGTCTGGGCGCTGACGGCGCTGATGCTGGAGGGCGGGGGCGAGCCGCGGTTGCGGATGGTGTGATGGTGTCGGGTATTTTCGGGTGTGGCGGCCCCTCATCCGGCTGCCGCCACCTTCTCCCCGCCTGCGGGGCGAAGGGACTTGGGGCAAGCGCTCGCTTCTTTCTCGAAGGCTGATGAGAGGGGCGGGAGCTACGCCGCGTGTCTCTTCGCCCCGCTTGCGGGGAGAAGGTGCCGGCAGGCGGATGAGGGGCTGACGGTGGTGGTTTTGGGATTTCAGGAAGGAAGGCCCTCTCTGCCCTGCCGGGCATCTCCCCCAAAAGGGGGGAGAGGACTCGTGGGACGCCCTCAGCCCAAGTCTTCAAGGTTTGCGTAGAGAGCGAGCGGGTGCCCTAAGTCTTCTCCCCCTTGTGGGGGAGATGCCCGGCAGGGCAGAGAGGGTCTTTCTTTTTGCCCCCCCCAAACCCGTCCCACAAACGAAAAGAGGCGCACCCCATGTGCGCCTCTCGTCACTCTCGAACCAACCTCGATCGCCTACTTCGCGCTGGCCGGAACGGGCTTGGCGGGGGTGGTGGTTGTGGTGCGGATTTGGCGCCATTCGTTTTCGAAGCGTTCGAAAAGGCTCTGGGAAATCGTCTTGACGGTCATGGTCTCTCCTTAACGCGACGGTTGAGTGCGGCGAAAACGCTTAAGGGGCACAAAGGTTCCGTGGACTGTGCCGCGGGGCGGAAGGTCAGTCGCGCGGGGTCGCGGCGGGGCGGGCATCCGGGCGGACGTCTGCGCGCGGGGTGGCCACAGTGACGGCGCGCATCTGCTGCCACTCGTTTTCGATACGGCTGAGGAGATGCGGCGGGATGGTTTCGCGCACGGTGGTCTGCGTCTTTTCCGTCGAGGTCATGCTGTCTCTCCCTGTTGGTTTTTTTAAATTCGACCCTGAGTGGCCGGTCCCGCCTGCTGGTTTTACGCTGGCAGAGCCTAAACAAAAAGTAAATCAGTGCCTTAAGCGGTTTAAACGATTTAGTTTTCTTAAATCGATTGTATTGCGCATTTTTTGTGACAACCGGGCGTCTGCGGACGCCGGTGGACAGGGGATCAGCGGATGGACAAGGCTGTATTCTTCGGCAACGTTCGCCGGACGCTTTTTGGCGGGCGGCTGACGAGCGGGCAGGTGGTGGGGATGAGCGCCATTCTCGAGCGGGCGCGGGCCGGGCCGGGCGGTGTTGCCGGGTCCTATGACGGGCGGTGGCTCGCCTACATGCTGGCGACCGTGCATCACGAAACCGGGCGAAAGATGCAGCCTGTGCGGGAGACGATGGCGGCGAGCGATGCGCAGGCGATCGCCCGGCTGGACAAGGCTTTTGCGGCCGGACAGCTGCCGACCGTGCGCACGCCCTACTGGCGGCGCGATGCCGAGGGCAAGGCGTGGCTCGGCCGCGGCCTGGTGCAGCTGACGCACCGGCGCAATTACGAGAGAGTGTCGGGCCTTGTCGGGATCGACCTTGTTGCTGACCCTGCTCGGGCGATGGACGGCGCGACGGCCGTCGAGATCCTCTTTATCGGCATGGAAACGGGCGCCTTTACCGGGGTGTCGCTGAAGGATGTTTTCAGTGCCGGCCGGACCGACTGGGTGGGCGCGCGACGGATCATCAACGGGCGGGACCGCGCCGTCGATATCGCAGCGCAAGCCCGGGCCTATCATGCGGCGCTGAGCGCTGCGGGACTGCCCTCTATCAGAAGGATTTCCCTGTCGTGAAGATGCTCATGAAGATGCCGTTCGGTTTGAAAATGCCGGGTTTTGCCGAGAGTGTTCCCAAGCCATCGGGAACGGCGTCCGGGCCGGGGCGCGAGAACAAGGCGGCCGGCTTCGTCGCCATCGCGCAGGAGGGGCGGGCGCACTGGACGGGGCGATCCTATGCGGCGCTGGCGCGGGAGGGTTTTTTGCGCAATCCGGTCGCCTATCGCACGGTGCGGATGATCGCGGAGGCCTCTGCCGCCGTGCCGCTGCTGGTCTATCGCGGCGAGAGCGAGGTGACCGACCACCCCGTGCTGCGACTGCTGGCGCGGCCGAACGGACAGATGGCGGCGGCGGATTTTCTGGAAACGCTCTACGGCCATCTGCTGCTTTCGGGCAATGCCTATGTGGAGGCGGTGACGCTCGGCACCGAGACACGGGAGCTGCATCTGCTGCGGCCGGACCGGGTGCGGGTTCTCGAAGGGCGGGACGGGTGGCCGGAGGGCTACGAATATCGCGCGGGCAGTGCCGTGCGGCGCTATGCGGCGGGAACGGCGCTGCTGCATCTCAAACTGTTCCACCCGCTGGACGACCATCTGGGGTTTCCACCGCTGGCGGCAGCGCAGACGGCGCTCGACCTCTCCAACGCGGCGGCGACCTGGAACAAGGCGCTGCTCGACAATTCCGCCCGTCCCTCGGGCGCGCTGGTCTACCAGCCGAAGGAGGGCGGCAATCTTTCGCCCGACCAGTACGACCGGCTGAAAAGCGAGCTGGACGAGGGCTATAGCGGGCCGATGCGCGCCGGGCGGCCGCTGCTGCTGGAAGGCGGGCTCGACTGGAAGGCGATGGGCCTTTCGCCCAAGGACATGGATTTCGTGGAGGCGAAGAACGGCGCGGCGCGCGACATCGCGCTCGCCTTCGGCGTGCCGCCGATGCTGCTCGGCATTCCCGGCGACAATACCTATGCGAACTATCAGGAGGCCCACCGGGCCTTCTACCGGCTGACCGTGCTGCCGCTGATCAACCGCACGGCGACGGCGCTCTCGGCCTGGCTGTCCGACCGCTTCGACGCGCCGCTGCATCTCAAGGCCGACCTCGATCAGGTGAACGGGCTTTCGGGCGAGCGGAGCGAACTCTGGGCGCGCGTGGGGGCGGCGGATTTTCTGACCGACGCGGAGAAGCGGGCGGCGGTGGGGTATTGAGGGCCGTCAGCGCCGCTTTTCGCTTTGTAACGCCTCGGGCATGCGGTCGTCCGGCTCGGGGCCGTGATCCGGCAGGGATCCGAGAAGGGCGAGGGCGCGCGCAGGATCGCCCCGGGCGGCTCGCTCCTGCAACGAACGCAAGGCGCGGCGCTGGCCCATTCCATCGGAGATGAAGGCGAGAAAGAGCTGGTTGATCGACACATTCTCCTCCTTGGCCGCTTCACGGGCCTGATCGAGAAGATAGTCGGGAACGCGCAGAGGGTACTGGCTCATGAGGATAACCTTTCTGATCTGTGGCGAATGATATCACAGGCGATATCGGATGTTGCGTCCGTGATCGCCGCATTTTCCTTCCATCCATAAGGACGAAACATATGGCCGAACTTCAGCCGGACCCGGTGCTGTGGGCAGTGCGCGGGATCGGCGCGGTGGCGGGGGCTGCCGTGTCGCTCATCTATCTCCTGCCGAAAAGCCGGCATGAGGCGGCGTCGCGGTTTCTGACCGGCACGGTCTGCGGGCTGGTGTTCGGCGGGCCGACGGGGTTGTGGGTTGTCGAGCGGCTGGGGATCGCGGGGCTCGTGTCCGGTGCCGAAGTGCTGCTGACGGGATCGGCGGCGGCGAGCCTCATGGCCTGGTGGGCGCTGGGCGCCGCCGTGCGGATTTCGCGGCGGTACGGGCAGAAATAGGCGGCCCCTTCCGCCGAGCGAGGCGGCCCTTTCAACACATCACATCACTGGGAGATTTCCATGGCGACAGACCGATATGCGGTCCGGCGGACGACGGCGGTTGCCGGGCTGACGCTGGCGGGGGTGACGGGCGAGGGGCGGTTTTCGGGCTATGCCAGCGTGTTCGGCGAGATCGATCTCGGCAAGGACACGATCGAGCGCGGCGCCTTCCTGCACTCGCTGGCCAAGCGCGGCGCGGGCGGCGTGCGGATGCTGTTCCAGCACGACCCGAACGAGCCGATCGGCACCTGGACGACGATCCGGGAGGATGGGCGGGGGCTGTTCGTCGAGGGGCGGCTTTCGACCGGCGTGGCGCGGGCCCGCGAGGTGCATCAGCTGATGAAGGGCGGCGCGCTCGACGGGCTTTCCATCGGTTTTCAGACCGTGAAGGCGCGCACCGACGCCAAGAGCGGCATCCGCCGCGTGCTGGAAGCGGACCTCTGGGAGATTTCGGTCGTGACCTTTCCGATGCTGCCATCGGCGCGGGTCTCGAACGTCAAGCATGCGCGGTTCTTCCGCGACAGGGAAACGGAGCTCGTGCGCACGATGCGGCGGGCGACCCGGATGATGGTGGAACGAAAGGATTTCTTGAGATGACCAATACACAGACCGCGGGTGCTCTGAAGACGGCCCCGGAGATCAAGACGATACCGGACACGATTGCCACGGCCTTCGAGGACTTCATGGGCGCCTTCGAGGTGTTCAAGGAGGCGAACGACCAGCGGCTGGGCGAGATCGAGAGCAAGCTCTCGGCCGACGTCGTGACGCGCGACAAGGTGGACCGGATCTCGCGCGGGATGGACGAGCAGAAGCGGGCGCTGGACCAGATGCTCCTGAAGAAGGCGCGTCCGGCGCTGGGCGGCAAGGCCGAGGCAATGAGCTTCGAGGCGGCCGAGCACAAGGCGGCCTTCGACAGCTACATCCGCCGCGGCGACGAAGGCGCGCTGCGGGCGCTGGAGGAAAAGGCGTTCTCCATCGGCTCCGCCAGCGACGGCGGCTACCTCGTGCCGGCGCAGACCGACACGGAGATCGGCCGGCGGCTGCAGGTGATCTCGCCGATCCGGGCGCTGTCGACGGTGCGGCAGGTGTCGGGCAGCGTTCTGAAGAAGCCGTTCGCGGTGTCGGGCCTTGCCTCCGGCTGGGTCTCGGAAACGGCGGCACGGCCGCAGACCGCGACGCCGCAGCTCTCCGAGCTGACCTTCCCGACCATGGAACTCTATGCCATGCCGGCGGCAACCGCAGCACTGCTGGACGATGCCGCCGTCGACGTGGAAAGCTGGATCGCCGACGAGGTGGACATCGCCTTCAGCGAACAGGAGGGCACGGCCTTCGTGACTGGCGACGGCATCAACAAGCCGAAGGGGTTTCTGAGCTACGGCACTGTGGCTGAGGCCAGCTGGGCCTGGGGCAGCCTCGGCTATATCGCGACCGGCGCCGCGGGCGGGTTTCGCTCAAGCGGGCCCTCCGACGTGCTGATCGACACGATCTACGCGCTGAAGGCCGGCCACCGGCAGAAGGCGAGCTTTGTGATGAACCGCAAGACGCAGGCCGACATCCGCAAGTTCAAGGATGCCGACGGCAACTACCTGTGGCAGCCGCCGTCGAACGTCGGCCAGGCGGCGTCGCTGATGGGCTTTCCGGTGGCGGAAGCCGAGGACATGCCGGATGTGGCCGGCGGCGGCATGGCGATCGCCTTTGGCGACTTCCAGGCGGGCTACCTCGTGGTGGACCGGACGGGCGTGCGCATCCTGCGCGATCCCTACTCCGCCAAGCCCTACGTGCTGTTTTACACGACCAAGCGCGTCGGCGGCGGGGTGCAGAACTTCGAGGCGATCAAGCTGGTGAAGTTCGCCGTCAACTGATCGATCAGGCGCGTCAAGGCGGCGGACGGAGCCCGCCGCCTATGCTTCCTCCTCCTTCCCAGACCGGAGATATCCATGACCATTGCCGAACTGGCGCCGCCGGTGGGCGAGCCGTTGACGCTTGCCGAAGCGCGGGCGCATCTACGCGTCGACGACACGGCCGACGACCCCGTGATCGCCGACCTTATCACCATCGTGCGCGACCATCTGGAGCGTACAACGGGCCTCGTGCTGATCGCCCGCAGCTTCCGCCTCTATCTCGACCGCTGGCCGGATGCCTCCGTGCTGGAGATCGGGCGGGGGCCTGTCATCAGCATCGAGACCATCACCGGCTATGACGCGCTGGGGGCGCCGTTCGAGGCTGACATGACGGGGTTCGTGCTGGATGGCGGGAGCCTTCCCGCACGCCTGTTCCTGCCGGCGGCGCTGGAAACGGTGCGGCCGGTGAACGGCATCGAGATCGACTTCACCGCCGGCTTCGGCACGACGGGCACGGAGGTGCCGGCCTCGCTGAAGCGGGCGCTGCTCCTGCATCTGGCGCTGCTTTACGCCTTTCGCGGTGCTGTTGCCCCTGGGGATCAGCCGGCGGATGTACCGGCCGGCTACGACCGGCTGGTCGCACCCTTTCGCCGGTTGAGGCTCTGACCATGCGCACCGACACGATCGACCCCGGCCGCATGACGGCGCGGATGGAACTGGAGAGGCCGGTAGAGACGCCGGACGGGCAGGGCGGCATTTCGCGGGCGTTTGCGAGCGCCGGAGCGCTGTGGACGCTGATCGAGCCGCGCGTGGCGCTGACGGGGGAGCGGCGCGACGAGGGGGTTTGCGATGTCGAGCATGATGTGTGGATCCGGCATCGCACGGACGTGTCCGCCGGCATGCGCTTTCGCAAGGGGGCGCGGCTGTTTGTCGTCTTGTCGGCGTTCGATCCGGACGAGAGCCGGCGCTACCTCGTCTGCCGCTGCCGGGAGACCCTGAGATGAGCGCGGCGAATGCGTTGCAGGCGGCGGTCTTCGCCAAGCTTTCAGGCGATGCGGCCCTTTTGGCGGTGCTGGGGGATGGCGGCATTCATGATCGGCTGCTGGAGCGGGCGGAGCATCCGTATCTGCGCCTTGCCGGGATCGAGAGCAGCGACTGGTCGACGGCGAGCGAGCCGGGCGAGGAGCATGCGATGACGATCGAGGTGCGCGGGGCAGAGGGCGGCAACCGGGTGGTGCAGGAGATTGCGGGCCGCGTGCGGGGGCTGCTGCACGATGCAGGCCTGACGCTTGCCGGCCATCATCTGGTGAACCTCCGGCATGAGGGCACCCGCACGGCGCGCGACGGCGCGGCGCGGGGGCATGTGGCGGTGATGCGGTTTCGCGCCGTGACCGAGCCGATGGGCTGAGCGAGCGCCGGGCCTGATCTAACCAACAGAACGAACACGGAAAGGGACGGGCCGATGGTGGCGCAGAAGGGCAAGGATATTCTGCTGAAGATCGAGACCGGTGGCGGGTTTACGACCGTGGCTGGGCTGCGGTCGAAGCGGCTGGCGTTCAATGCGGAGACGGTCGACGTGACCGACGCGTAATCCAGCGGGCGCTGGCGCGAGCTTCTGGGCGGGGCGGGCGTGCAGCGCGCATCGATCGCCGGTGCCGGGATTTTCAAGGATCAGTCCTCCGACGCGCTGGTGCGCTCGACCTTCTTTTCAGGCGCGATCCTGACCTGGCAGGTGATCATCCCGAATTTCGGCACGGTGAGCGGCCTCTTCCAGCTGACGACGCTGGAATATAGCGGCCAGCACAATGGTGAAGTCCAGTTCGAGGCGGCGCTGGAATCGGCCGGTCCGCTCAGCTTCGTGGTTGCCTGATGCGGCCGCGCGAGAGACGCGTGACCGGGCGCGCGAACCGGCATCGCGGCGAGGTGGAGGCCGTGATCGACGGCGAGCGCCGTATCCTCTGCCTGACGCTCGGCAGCCTTGCGGAACTGGAAACCGCCTTTGCGGCCGATAGTCTCGCCGCTCTGGCGCGGCGCTTTCTGGCGGGCGGGCTGAAGGCGGAGGATCTGATTGCGATCCTCGCGATCGGCCTGCGCGGCGGCGGCAACATCGTTTCCGACGAGGATGTCGCAGGCATGTCCGTCGAGGGCGGGCTGGCGGGACTGGCGCGGCTGGTCGGCGAACTTCTGACCGCAGCCTTCGGCGGCGAGCCGGGAGATGCGGAGGCGCGGCCGGACCCCTGAGCGCCGTGGACGGTGAGGACGGGGCGCCGCCGGCGCCCTTTCCGTGGGAGGCGGCCATGGAAGCCGGCCTTTCCCGTCTGCGGCTGCCGGCGCGTGATTTCTGGCGGCTGACCCCGAGGGAATTGGCGGCAGCGCTGGGCCTTGGCGTGCGAAAGGGCGCGGCTCCCGACCGGGCCGGGCTTTCCCGGATGATGCGACAATTTCCCGACGATGCGGCGGACGATAACGGCAAAGGAGGCTGATATGGCGGATGAGGCAGATAGTGGCGGCGATTTCCCCGCGATGATTGCGGAGGGCAAGGCGCTGGATGCGGTGCTCGCCGATCTGGAGCGGAGCGCCGGCCGGTTCGGTTCGGCGATGACGAGCGCGCTCTCGAGCGCCGTGCGCGGTGGAAAGGGGCTCGACGACATCCTGAAGAGCACCGGGCTTCGGCTGGTGGATATCGCGCTGTCTGCGGGGCTGAAGCCGTTGCAGGATGCGGTGTCCACCGGGATCGGGGCGGTGTTCGACGGGTTGGCGCAGGGGTCCGGCGGGGGTGGCGCGGCGCCGTTCACGGGCAGTGGAAGCCTTGCCACGCCGCGGTTTCTGTCGGGGCTTTTGGCGGGCGGTGCAGCGGGCGGTGCGGGGTCGTCCGTTGCCGGGAATGCGGCTGCGCCCGTGCCGGGGGCGGGCGTGACGGCAGGCGGTGTGCCGAACGTCGTGTTCAACGTGACGGCCAGCGATGCCGATAGTTTTCGACGTTCGGAAGGGCAGATCGCGGCCATGCTGACCCGCACCGTCGGGCGCGGGCGGCGGGGTGTGTGAGGAGGCGTTGAGATGGATCAGGGATTTCACGAGGTGCGGTTTCCGATGCGGCTGGCTCTGGGGACCAGCGGTGGACCGGTGCGCCGGACGGATATCGTCAGCCTGTCGAACGGGCGGGAGAACCGTAACAACCGCTGGCGGGACGCGCGGCGGCACTATGATGCCGGGTCCGGCATCCGCGAGATCGACGACCTCTATGCGGTTCTCGCTTTCTTCGAGGCGCGGTCCGGACAGTTGCACGGGTTTCGATTTCGCGATCCGGTGGATTTCCGCTCCGGGCCGCCGGGACGAGCGGTGACGGCGAGCGATCAGGTGATCGGCACCGGCGACGGGGTGACGGATCGTTTTCAATTGACCAAGACCTATGCGGATGCGGGCGGCGGTACGGTGCGCGACATCGTGAAGCCGGTGGTGGGAACGCTGCTGGTAACCGTGAATGGCACTGATGTGGCGGGCGAGCATCTGGCGCTGGATGCGACGACGGGGATGGTGACGTTTGCGGCCGGGCATGTGCCGCCTGCGGGGGCCGCGGTGCGGGCGGGGTTCGAGTTCGACGTGCCCGTGCGCTTCGACACCGACCGGATCGACGTGGATCTGGCGCAGTTTCAGGCCGGGCGCATTCCGACCATTCCGCTGGTGGAGATCCGGCCATGAGAGAGATCCCGGAAGCACTGGCGGCACATCTGGCTGGCGATGCGACGACGGTGTGCCATGGCTGGCGGGTGACGCGGCGCGACGGCGTGGTCATCGGGTTTACCGAGCATGATCGCGATCTCCGCTTTGCCGGAATCGACTTTCTGGCGGCGAGCGGTTTTCGGGCGAGCGAGACGGAGGCGGCGGCGGGACTGGCGGCGGATGCGGGCGAGGTGACGGGCGGCTTTTCGAGTGCCGCCATCAGCGAGGCCGATGTGGCGGCGGGGCGCTATGACGGCGCGCGGGTCGAGCAGTTTCTGGTCAACTGGCAGGCGCCCGAGCAGCATATGCTGTTGACCGTGCAGGATATCGGCGAGGTGACGCGGGCGGGCGGCGCCTTTCGCGCCGAGCTTCGCAGCCTGACGCACCGGCTGGGCGAGGTGCAGGGCCGCAGCTACGGGCGGCGATGCGACGCGGCTTTCGGGGATGCGCGCTGCGGCGCGAGCCTTGCCGGGCGGAGCGAGACCGGCGTGATCATTGAGGTTGCCGGCGATGTGGGGCTGCGTGTGTCGGGTCTTTCGGCCGCCGTCGGTGCCTATCGCTATGGGCTCATCCGCATGACGAGCGGGGCGAATGCGGGCTGGACCTGCGATGTCGAGGATCACATTGCCGGGAGTGAGGGCGCCGAGGGTGATGGCGCCGGGGGTGATGGAGCGACGGCGCGGCTGACCCTGTGGCTGCCGCCGCCGGTGCCGCTGTCGGCGGGCGATACGCTCACGGTGACCATGGGGTGCGACAAGAGCTTTGCCACCTGCCGGGACCGCTTTCAGAACGCGCTCAACTTTCGCGGCTTCCCGCATATGCCGGGCAGCGACTTTTCCTATGGCTATGCGGATGGGGAGACGGTGCATGACGGACGGCCGTTGTTTGCATGACGAGTCCATGCGCCTTCAGGTGCTGGCCACGGCGCGGGACTGGCTGGGTACGCCCTACCGGCATCAGGCGAGCCTGAAGGGTGTGGGCTGCGACTGCCTCGGGCTGGTGCGCGGCATCTGGCGAGACATTCACGGCGCGGAACCGGAGACGCCGCCGCCCTACCGGCCGGACTGGGCGGAGCGGAGCGGGGAAGACCGGCTGTGGGACGCGGCGACGCGGGCGATGGGGCCGCCCATCGACCTCAGCGCGATGCTGCCGGGCGATCTCATCCTCTTCCGCTGGCGGCTGGGGATGCCGGCCAAACATGCGGGGATTTTGAGCGACACTGAGCGCTTCATCCACGCCTATGAGCAGGCGAGCGTCGTGGAATCGGCGCTGGTGCCTTCCTGGCGGCGGCGGATTGCCGGCGTCTTCCGCTTTCCCGAGAAGGTTTGAGAGAGATGGCGACCATTCTTCTGCAGGCGGCGGGGGCAGCGCTCGGCAGCGTGTTCGGGCCGCTGGGCGCCATCGTCGGGCGTGCGGCAGGCGCGCTGGCGGGCTCTGCCATCGACCGCTCGATCCTCAACGGCATGACGACGGTGACCGGCGCGCGGCTGGGCGATGCCCGCGTGCCGGGCGCCGAAGAAGGCACGGCCATTCCCCGCGTCTACGGGACGATGCGGATCGGGGGGACGCTGATCTGGGCGACGCGTTTCGAGGAGCAGGTGCATCGCGAGCGGCAGGGCGGCAAGGCGAGCGGGCCGCGCGTCGAGACCTTCCGCTATTTCGCGAATGTCGCGCTCGGCCTTTGCGAGGGGCCGATCGCCGGCATCCGGCGCGTCTGGGCGGACGGGCGGGAGCTCGATCTCTCGACCGTCGAAATGCGGCTGCATACCGGAGCCGAGAGCCAGGCGCCCGATCCGCTGATATCGGCGAAGCAGGCGTTGGGCGAGACGCCGGCCTATCGCGGCCTTGCCTATGTGGTCTTCGAGCGCCTGCCGCTCGGGCCTTACGGCAACCGGATTCCGCTGTTGCATGTCGAGGTCATCCGCCCGGTCGGGCGGCTGGAGAAGCAGATCCGGGCGGTGACGATCATTCCCGGCGCGACGGAGCATGGCTACGACCCCGCGCCGGTGCAGGAGAAGACCGGGCCGGGGGAGGCCCGCATCGTCAACCGCAACGTCTTTCATGGCGAGACGGACTGGCAGGCCTCGCTGGACGAGCTGCAGGCGCTTTGCCCGAACCTCAAGCGCGTGGCGCTGGTCGTTTCCTGGTTCGGCACCGATTTGCGCGCCGGGCAGTGCCGGATCCTGCCGGGCGTGGAGACGCGCGAACGAGGGCGGGAGAGCCGCGAATGGTCGGTCGCAGGCGTGGAGCGCGAGGCGGCGCATCTGGTGAGCCGCAATGGTGGTGGCCCGGCCTATGGGGGCACGCCCTCCGACCGGAGCGTCGTGGCGGCCATCGCCGATTGCAAGGCGCGGGGGCTGGAGGTGTTTCTCTATCCCTTCGTGATGATGGATATTTCCGCCGCCAACACCCTGCCGGACCCCTATGGCGGGGTGCGGCAGGCGGCCTATCCCTGGCGCGGGCGGATCACGGCGGCGGTGGCGCCGGGTCTGCCGGGAAGCACAGATAAAACGCCGGCCGTGCGCGGCGAGATTTCGGCGTTTTGCGGTGCGGGTACGGTAAACGACAACGGGGGGGCTGGGGGCGCAGATGGGCGGTATCGCGCTTTCGTGCTGCATTATGCGCGGCTGGCGTGGGATGCGGGCGGGGTGAACGGCTTCGTCATCGGCTCGGAGCTGCGCGGTCTGACGACGCTGCGCGACGGGGCACGCCGGTTTCCCTTCGTCGAGGCGCTGACGGTGCTGGCGCAGGATGTGCGCGCGACCGTGGGGCCGGCGACGCGGCTGACCTATGCGGCCGACTGGAGCGAGTATTTCGGCTACCACCCGGCGGATGGATTGGGCGACGTCCACTTCCATCTCGATCCGCTCTGGGCATCGCCGGCCATCGATGCGGTGGGGATCGACAACTACATGCCGCTATCGGACTGGCGGGACGGCGACATCGCCGAGGGCAACCCGGACGGGCAGCGGACGCCGGAGGACGGGGCGAAGCTCAAGGCCATGAATGCAGGTGGCGAGGGCTTCGACTGGTATTATGCCAGCGAGGCGGACCGGACGGCCCGCCGCCGCACGGCGATCACCGACGGGCTTGCGGGCAAGCCGTGGATGTTTCGCGTCAAGGACATCGGCGCGTGGTGGGCGAACGCGCATCACGAGCGCATCGGTGGCGTCGAGCAGGCGGTGGCGACGGCCTGGGTGCCGGGCATGAAGCCGGTCTGGTTTACCGAGACAGGCTGCCCGGCCATCGACAAGGGGAGCAACCAGCCGAACGTCTTTTCCGATCCGAAATCCTCCGAGAGTGCGGTTCCGTATTTTTCGGGTGGCGGGCGCAGCGATGCGGTGCAGCGGCGGTTTCTGGAGGCGAGCCATGATTTCTGGCAGGGCGCGGATGCGCCTGCGGGCGTCGATCCCGACCATATGTTCGTCTGGACCTGGGACGCGCGGCCGCAGCCGGCCTTTCCCGCAGCCCTCGACGTCTGGGCGGACGGTCGCAACTGGCAGGTGGGACACTGGCTGAACGGCCGGCTGGGCACGGCGACGATGGCCGACACGATCGCCGCCATTCTGGCCGATCACCGGTTTGCGGACGGCGACACCGATCTCGTCTGCGGCGATCTCGGCGGCTATGTGCAGGCCGAGCAGATGTCGGCGCGCGACCTTCTGGAGCCGCTGATGGCGGCGGCGGGCATCGATGCGGTCGAGCGGGGCGGGCGGCTCGTCTTCCGCTCGCGCCTGCTGCAGGCGGGACCGCCGACCCGGCTTGAAACGCTGGCGGAGGTGAAGGATGCGCCGCTGACGCAGGACCTGCGCGGCGATGCCGGCGACTATGCCCGCGAGGCGATCCTCGACCATCTCGACCCCACAAGCGATTATGGCCGGACGACGGCGCGCTCGCGCAGGGCAGCGCCCGGTAACGAGCGAATCCTGCGGCTGTCGCTGGCGGGGACGCTGCACGAGGCGGCGGCGACCGATGCCGTGGACGCGGCGCTGCGCGATCATCAGGCCGGGCGCCGGCAATTGAGCTTCGCGCTGCCGCCGAATGCGCTTGGGGCCATGCCGGGGGATATCGTGACCGTCCCTGAAGGGCCGTCCGGGACGTTCGTCATCGAGCGGATCGACGATGGCGAGGTGCGCCGGGTGGAGGCGCGGGGCATCGTCATGGGTGGTGCCAGCCGCTTGGTGCCGCAGGCGCGGGTGGCCGCGAATGGCCACAGCGCCTCTGCCGCCTTCGCGCCGCTGGTGCACCTGATGGACCTGCCGCGCTACACGGACGGGGACGCGGCCAGTTTTGCGCGGGCGGCGGTGTTTGCACGGCCCTGGACATCGGTGACGCTGTCGGCCTCGCCGACGCGCGAGGGCTATGCGGCGCGACTGTCGTTGGCGCGGCCGGCGCGGACGGGAACGCTCGTCGCGGCGCTCGGCGTCGGCGTTTCCGGGCGGTTCGACCGTGCGAATGCGGTGACGCTCGACCTGCATGCGGGGGAGCTGACGTCGATCAGCGATCTCGCGCTGTTTCAGGGTGAAAACCGGATGGCCGTGCTGTCGCGCAACGGCGCCTGGGAAATTCTCGGCTTCGGTCTGGCCGAGGAGATCGCGCCCGGACGCTGGCGGTTGTCCCGGCTGCTGCGCGGGCTTGCCGGATCGACCGATGCGCAGGGGGCGGGTGCGCAGGGCGGTGCCGCGATCGTGATCCTCGACGCGGCCGTGCAGCCGCTGGGCCTGAGCGGTGCGGAAGCGGGCCAAGTGCTCAACTGGATCGTCGAGGCGCAGGGCATGCCGGCCGGTGCGGCGGAGACCTACAGCTTTGCCGGCGGCCTGCGCGCGGAAACGCCGCTCGCGCCGGTGCATCTGAGCGCGCAGCGGGATGCCGGGGGTAACCTGACGCTCCGGTGGATCCGCTGCGCGCGTGCCTCCGCCGATGCCTGGCTCGACGGGGAAACGCCGCTCGACGAACCTGTCGAGGCCTACCGTGTCGAGATCCTCTCGGGCGCGCAGGTGGTGCGCGCAAGCGACACGACCACGAACGCTTTCGCCTATCCGCTGGCGCAGGAGATCGCGGATTTCGGGGCGCGGCAGAGCCAGGTGTCGGTGCGGGTGCGGCAGCGGGGGCAGGTGGTGGCGCTCGGGCTTCCGGGTGAGGCGCTGCTGGCCGTGTGAGACAGGTGGGGCCGATCGCAGCTGTGAATTGCCGGAAGACACGCCGGAAGCGGCCATCGGACGGCGGATCAGGGCTTGATCCGGAGCGGAGAAAGTGGCGTAAGTCGCGCATTCATTCGCCATTCAGGCAGGGACCCCTAATACACACGCAACACCTCGGAAATGCGAAAGTGCGTTCATGCCGTCACCGCTGATCATCGCGATGCTTGTCGGAAGCCTGGCCGGAAGCCTGACGCTGCTTCCGCTGCCGACGGCGGCGGCGCCCTTCGGGGCCGGTGCCGCCGTGGCGGACGTGGAAGCCCTGCAGGTCGCGCCCGTTTCCGGCGATTGCAGCTCGGCGGCCTCGCAGGTCGTCGAGGAAACCGGCGGCGACCTGCTGTCGGTGCAGATGACCTCGGACGGACAATGTGTGGTGACGGTGCTCATTCCCGGCAATGGCGGACGACCGAAGAAGGTGACGATGCGGGTGCCGATGTAA